GTGCTTGCTCGCCTTTGCTCACTACGCCATCGTGAGAGGCCCATTCTTCTCCGTCCCAGACCTTCATGGACGGGGTAACCCGTTCAATCGGGACAAGCCCGCGGTCTGTGATGACCAGGGAGCCTTCAGCCACACAGTTCTCCACGAACTTCGGGCCATAGCTCTCTATCACGTTCCAATGATGGGTTTTGTCCATTCCAAGGTAGGTGATACTGGCACCGCCGAACCGATTGGTTCCCAGGCGCGGACGAAAGTATATCAACTCTCTTCCGGAGGGAAGGCGAATATGGAGGCGCCCATCCCTATAAAGGAAGCCGAGAGGGCCCACCTTCCGGGGAAGGTGATCGCGGATTATGGACTTGATGGCCCTATCCACGTCCCACCAGAACTTCACTATGTGCGGGTTGGCGTTGCGCCAAGCCTGCACCAGCGGGAGAAGCTCTTCTTCCCTCATTCCGGCTTCAATGGCACCCATTGCTCGCAATGCTCCGACAGAGCCACCATAACCACACGACAAAATGGCCTGCTTCCCGCGTTGGCGAAGATGCCCATTCAGTCCATGCTTTTCCACCGGCACATGAAACATCTGACTGGCTGTCTCACAATAGATATCTTTCCCCTCAGCAAAGGCGTCCATGACCCACTTCTCTCCCGCCTCCCATGCCAGGACGCGGGCTTCGATCGCTGAGTAATCGCAGACGATGAACTTGTAGCCGGGCTTCGGTATGAACGCTGTGCGGGTTACCTCGGCAAGGCACTGGGGGACGGAATCGTAGAGGGCCTCCAGGCCATCATAATCGGCGGCCTTGACCAGGGAACGGCAGTTGCCGAGGTCAGGCAAACTATTTTTCACCAAGTTCTGAATTTGTACAATACGTGATGAAAATCGCCCTGATCTGCTGGCTCCATAAAACATGAACATCCCGCGGAGGCGACCATCTGCGCAAGCGGCAGCCGCCATGGCTGCATACTTCTTTACGCTGCTCTTGGCGATTTCGCTCCTCAGGCGGAGAACCGTCCGAAGGGGCTCGGGTGCTGTATGAAGCACAGCCTCCACCTCCTTCTTCCCGAGGGTGTCAAGGGTCAGGCCATTAGTCTGTAGCCATTCCTTCATTTGAGCCACAGACCTCGGATTTTCCAGATTGGTTAGCTCGCGTAGGCCTTCAACCAGCGCTTCCTGACTTTGGGTGTCAAGGCGAATGGCGGAGACGACCAGATCCGTATCGACCAGGATTCCCCGATCGTTGATCAGCTCGCTCTCGCGATACTCGCTCCACACCTGGTCAGGAACCGGGATAGAGGCCAACTGTTCCGCAATCTGCATCTCCACTTCGACGTCACGCTGGTTGTACGCCTTGAAAAGGTCCCACTTCTCCGGCTCATCGGTGGGAAGGATTCGCTCCTTTCCCCCATTCATCGCCGTGGGTTTGCAGGGGGTGCAGAATAAGCGGATCAGCCCCTTACCCTCTTCCATCTTCCCCTTGGACAGTTCCAAGGCTTCACCTACATCCCTCAGGGAGAGGGGAAGACCGGCATACGCGCTCCACACCATCGTGCAGCGCCAACCCGCCGGGTCAAGAAATATGCCCCTCGGGAGCAGCCCTCGATCCCAGCAAAACCTGGAGAGACAAATGCGTTCAAAAGCTGCGTTATGGGCGTACTTGAGGATTGTCGGATCGAGCAGGGCATCTACCAGATCAGCGGGGATATGATCGCCCTGTGCCAGGTCGTAGACCTCGACCGGTCCGCCGTCCACCGACACGCCGAAGAGAAGGATCTCAAAGCTGGGATCCTCCGCATAGTGGTAAACTCCTGCTTTGTTCAGATCGACGGTGGCAAATGACTCAATATCGATGTGGGCTTCTTTCATCAAACCGCCTCCGCCATCACCTCGCCGGTTAGATCGGCATACAAATCGGCAATAGCGGCTGTAAAAGCCCCCTCCATGCTCATCCCTCGGAATTCCAGAGCCTTGCCGAAGATATCCTCATAGGTCACATGCCGGAACAGGCGAGCAAACGTGTTTGCATTGATATCGTGCGATGCGATGAAGCTCGCCATGCCACCGAGCATGTTCATGGACAGTGACCAGCTCTCTCCGCCCCAGGTCTTATAAATCAGCTTGAGCATTCGCAGGTATTCTTTCTTGCCCAGCTTCCTATACGCCTTCAGCGCAGAGCAGATGGCAGCAATGTGTCCGTTGCGGCGCTTTGAATCACCCGGCTTGACGGTCAGCCCGCTGCTGTTGGTTACTTTGATGAAATCGGTGATCTCAGGATCCTTGGCAATCTCCAAAGCCCGGATCTTATAGGGCATCGGCACCTTGCGCTGCAGGTCATCGTGGGTAGCGTACATCCGTGCCACATCTTCCCGATCGAGGCCGGTGAAGACCCTGCACATCACGTCGAACTCCTTGCGCCCCTTTCGATGCATGATTTCCTGTAGAGCCAGGAAAGCGCGCGCGCCATCGATGAGAAGGTACTGTCCGTTCTCCTGTTCCAGCACGGGGAAAGCGTTCATGAGACGCGCGTCAAAATGCTTTACGAGCTCTTCCACGGCGCGTCCAGTGGCAAGGTACACCAACGACGAATCGATGATGATCCTGGTGTCCTTTACCAGAGTGTAGTTACCAATAGCGTTCTTGTAGTTGTCAGCCAACTTGTGTCCAATCTTAGCGCTCATTGAAGAATACCTCCTTGATTTTATTATTGATTGCGGTATATGCGTTGTCGATCGTTGTTGTGATGGCAGTTCTGTTCTCCTCCGTCGCATCATCAGTCAACACCCTGGACAGAAGCTCCATGAACCTGTTCGTGAAGTGCGCTGTGTTGCTCTGGATTTCCGTTAGGATACCTGTAATGTCGTTAATGGAAGGGCCGGGATCAAAATCCTGGATCGGATCTATCTTCTCCAATGGTTCATCATCATCGATAGACGGAGCCTCGTCCTCTGGCCAGTCAGGTTCAATCGGCATAGCTGACGGAAACTTGACTATCTTTGAGGGAGATGACTGCCTACCCCTCTGAGGAGGCACAGTACCTCTCAAATTCGTGTAAGCCTTGTGGATGGAGATGCCGTCTGTACGCAGGGCATTCAGCGTTTCCTCATCGGCGTTTTCGTGAAGCCATTTGATTTTCCTCATGTTGCTTCCTGAAACACCAGCCAAATAACCGAGATTATCGAAAGTCCCTCCTTTTTGTTCCTGTAAATTTGCAGGGACAAAATCAGCCGGCCTTCTGATCTGTCTCTCTTTCGCCTCATTCCTTAGTTGAGGCTCAAATTGGAGCACCAATTCACCCTTTACAAAAGCCGACAAATTCCTTCGCCCCAGTTGGTTCTTGATGATCCAGAGAAAAGCTTCATCCTCGTCCTTGAAATCCATCTCCATGACCTCGAAGGGGATCCCCTTCTTGTGACAGATGTCATACCTGGTATGCCCGTCAATGATGATGTTGTGCCAGGTTCGAATCGGATCAAGGCATCCATCTTCGATGAGGCGCTGTTCGAGGATGTTGATTTCCTCCTCTGTCTGGGGCGGCAGGGCTTTCTGGAACTTCTCCAGCTTCTTCAGCTCATGCAGAGCTTTCACTTCATCACCCCATCCATCATCTCAGACAGACGATTCAGCTCAGCCACAATCGCCTTGGGACTGGCTTCCCCATCGGTGACACGATCACGCAGATCGTCTATCGCAGTTTTGATGGGGTAGAGGTTGATTGCTGCAGGTAGCGGCGCATCTGGTACCGTCTTGATTGGCGTCAATGGCTTCTGTCTGAGAGTACAGTAGGCGTAATGGATAGAAATCTCGCTCTTGCGCAGGCGAGGCTTGGTTTCTTCGTCACCATGCCCGCATAAGTACTTGGCCTTATTAAGTGATCCCGAGGAAACACCTGCCATGTTCGCCAGGAATTCTCGAGTACGCCAGCAGTCTTCTCTGGCACCCTTCATGTCCGATCTCCACCCCTGCCTTTTCTTGGCCTCTTGTCGCAGTTCTGGTTCAAGCGGCAGCACCATCTCGCACTTCTGGAAGGGAGTCAGGTTCCTCCGTCCGATATGCGTCTTCACACGCCAGATGATCGCCTCGGTCTCGTTGGCGAAGTCAATCTCCACCGTCCTGTAGGGGATGCCCAGTTCGGTGGCAATCCTGTGTCGTGCGTACCCATCAATGATAGTTCCACGCCACATGACCACGGGCTCGATGACCCCCTTGTCCTTGATGTTCTCGCGCAGCAGGTTCAGCTCCGCCTCACTGTGGCGGGCAACCGCGTTCTCAATCCGTTCAGAATTCATGATTTCCTCCTTTCAGCGTCTTCGCTTTCTTAATTGTTTGTTTGCCCCTCAAAGAGATAAACCCCCAATAAAGGGGGCTTACCTCATGTGGGGCGGGTCTAGGGGTTATGCCAGCGGATCCTCGGCGAACTCACCGAAGTCCTCTGCAGCAGAAGCGTGGCCGCCCAGGCGAGGGCCGTCCTTGCACTTCATCACGTTCAGAAGAGAGCAGGCAATCCCGCGATTCCCATTCGAATTGAACGCATAGAAGTTCAGACTGACGCGGCCGAAGATACCCGAGTAAATCTCCTCGGGATCAAGGATGGGGTTGAGGTTGATATCCACGATGCCTGGCTTCGTGGTACTGTTGGCGTTGACGAAGTAGTAGCCGGCGTAATCCTCGTCTCCGGGGCGCTCGGCATCGCCGTCGCGGAGCGGGGTCTTCAGGGTTGCGAGGGGCGGTACCGCCTTCCCGTTCCCCTTCAGCTTCGCCTGGCCTTCGTCGTAGGCTGCCTGGATGGCGGCCTTGATCCTGGGGATATCCGGACTTCCCTTGGGGATAAGGAAAGAACCGGAGTACTTGGGGTTGGATCCGTTGATGGATGCCGGCTCCAGGATGTGGAGATAGGACATCTTTACGTCGGGTCCGGTGACAACTTTGGTAGGGCTCTTGGTTGCCATAATGCATTCCTCCTTCTTATGGCGCCCACCCCGTTCAGACGGGTGTGGGATCGTTCAGTGAAAAATCTTGTTGCGGTGTAGGGGTAACAAAAAGTTCCGG